CAACTTATCCAATTGGCTGAATCTGGTGAAAAAATTCAATGGTATGTAGGATCAAGCCATACCAAAACCCCGCCTACGATGGTTGGTTCCGATATTGACCTACCTGAAACTCGAATCTGGTGGTCATTTGAAGGTTATCTAAACCCAGCCGCGCCAACGATTGAGCAAGATACATTGGTGAATTACACATTTACTTTGGTCCGCACTTCTGCGGTTGTAACCACTCCACGTACGGTGACTCCATAATGAGCAAGTTGAATGCAGTAGGGTTATTAGATTTATCCAAAAAATCCGTAATTGAACTTGTAAATAAAGAAATTAGCTTTTCTATCGATGGGGAGGACTATACTGCCGATATTGCTGTGAAGCGGCTAAGTTATGATGAAAGTGTGGAGCTTTTTAGTGGAAAAAAAGCAGACAAACTTAGCACAGCCGATATTGTGAAAACGCGGATTCAGCAAACAATATTTAACGCAGACACGAAAAAGCTTTTATTTGAAACATTAAAAGATGTTGGCCCTATAGTTCCACAAATTCTTCATGCGATGTATGAAGCCAGTGATGAAGTTAATGATTTTTTGGGAAAGCAGCAGATGAAACATTTGAAGAAAATGAATTCTGGTGCGAGCTCGTCCTCAACGGAATCGGAGGAAGAACAATTGAAAAAGCAAAACGAAACATAGGTTTCGCTGAATTTCAAAGATGGAGAGCCTACCGGAAAAAGTATGGCTCTTTATTTTTTGGAAGGAGAATCGAGCAGGCTATTGGAAATCTTTATACCTTATATGTCAATGGTAAGCTAAAGGTAGAGGATAGAATTAAAGATGCTAGAATATTTATGCCTCATGAGGAATTAGCTCCAGAACTTTCGCTTGAAGAGCAGTTTATGATGCAGTTTGGGGATGGTACGTAATTCGCAAGCTGTTTATTTTCTACTAAAAAATAAGTATCTTACACCCTCCAATGGGGGAATAAGATGAAAAGAATTTTAACAACATTATTAACTGGGGCATTTTCTACATTTACTATGGCTTCTGTATGGCAAGAACAGCAATTACCTGTTCAGCGAGCAGAGCCAGTGCCGATGATGACTGAGCCAATGCCTATCTCATCATATAGCGCGCCTAATACAACCATAGATGCAAATGCTCCTTATTTGCCTGCATCTGTATCGCTTGAGTATTTAAGCCATAAAGCAAAATTTTCTGATGATATTGATGCCGACCTTGATGGGTTTGCGATTGGATTATCCAGCACACCGCAGCGGAATGGCTTATGGACTAAGCTTTAAGTTTTGAGTAATAGTGACTTTGATGCTGGTTACTATGAATTTTCATTTGGTGGGCACTATAATTTCTTAAGCACTCAGCGCTTTTATGCGATTGGAACATTGGGTGTGGGTATTGGACTACTTGATGCCACTGGCTTTGAAGAGACAATATACTTTGCAGTTCCAGTAGGGCTGGAGGCAGGATTTAATCTAACTCCAAATCTCTCTTTATTTGGAGGTATTGGGTATAAGTGGTCTATTGATGTAAGCGAAAATGGTGAAACTCGCTGTAATGATGGAACATGGAGCGATAGTACTGGATCGGGAACATGTTCATGGCATGGTGGAATTGACTATGATTATGCTTCAAACTACATAGGTGATTATGATGGAATGACCTACAAAGCCGGCCTTCGATACAACTTCTAAAAGCAAGCCTCCTTCGGGAGGTTTCTTTTTGTTTGGAGAATTAGTATCTTGTTCTAAGGGCTGGGTGAGAACTAAATATGAATAAATTTGTATTAAGCTTAATATGTATTTCTAGTTTGGTGACAGCTGGAGAAGTGCATATTTATAAAGACTCGGATGGAGCTACAATTTTAAGTGGACGAGAGTCGAGTAAAACTGACTATCAAAAAGAAAAGACAATTAAATATGAAGATGCCTTAAGCCGTGCATGGAAGCCTTATTGCAGTAAAGACGTTTTTACTGGCTCAAAAAAGTGCAGCATGAATTACCAAGGTGTACAAGTAAGCCTAATAGATGGTAAGTATGGTGTGTATATCGGCCGTAATCATTTTCCACGCACACAGAGTGCTATACGAGTTGATAATAATGTACCTGTTTATGGATATGAAGGCATAAGCAAAAGTCCGAAAATGGTTATAGAGCAGATGAAAAAAGGAAAGATAGCATATACTCGCTATCAGGAATGGCCTTATAAATATAATCAAGATGGCGAAGCTGATCTGACTGGTTTTGCTGAAAGTTTTAATAAAATGCTGGAGCAATATAAAGCACTCTAGCTAATAGTTTTCAAGAAAAGCACTCATTTGAGTGCTTTTTTATTGCCCGGAGTTTTTGTATGAGTGCAAAGTTAGGAACACTAACGCTTGACCTGGTAGCCAAAATTGGTGGTTATGTCGAGCCTATTAAGCAGGCAGAAAAGCAGACTGCTGCTAGCTTTGCCAAGATGAAAGATTCAGTAAGTAAATATGGTCCAATTGTGGCAGGAATGGCTGCAACAGCAGGCGGTGCTTTGCTTGCAATGGCAACTCAATATACACAAGCAGCAATTGAAATTGAAAGGTTTGCCTTCTTGTCAAATGCTTCTACTACCGAATTCCAGAAAATGGCGATAGGCGCCGAAACGGTAGGAATTAGTGCTGAAAAGCTTTCAGACCAGATGAAAGACTTCAATGAAAAATTGGGGGAGTTTGTCACAATAGGTTCTGGTGGTGCTGTAGACTTTTTTGAACAGATTGCAACTCAAACTGAGGGCGGTGCTGTCGGTGCTCGTAAATTAGCCATAGAAATGCAACGTCTTTCGGGCCCACAAGCACTGCAACTCTACGTTGATAAAATGGAAGAAGCTGGAGTTACTCAGCAACAGATGTCTTTCTATTTGGAGTCAATGGCGAGCGATACTACAGCACTGATTCCTTTGCTTCGAAATGGTGGTGAAGGCTTCAAACTCTGGGCTGATGCTGCTGAACGTGCTGGCGCAGTAATGGATGAAGAGGCTATTGCCAAGGCCAAAGAGCTAAAAGGTCAGACTCATCTTTTAAACCTTCAAATGACTGGCTTTAAAAATAATCTTCTCAGCGAAGTAGTGCCTGCCTTAGTTGATATTTCAGATGCATTTAGTTCTGGAAATGAGGAAGCTCGCGGCATGGCCGAAGGTGGCATGGTTTTAGCCAATGTACTTAAAGGTGTTGCAATAGTTGGGGCTGGGGTCTATGCGGTAATTAATACTATTGCTAACTCTATAGCCGGGGTGGCTGCTTCTGCTATAAATGCAAAAAAATCAATGGAAGTCGGCGACTCCTCTTTGTTGTATGGTAATGCCAAAAAGCTTTTAATTGGCGGCATTTCTTTTTTTGCTGACTTTAAGCGAGAAAGTGGTGGCATCAATCAGGCCATGCAATCTAATCAGGCCGTCGCTGACAATTTAGTTAAAACAATTGATGGGGTGTTAGATAGCGCATTAAGTGATGCTGCAGCTGCAATGGGTAAATACCAGGCTGCAACTGATGGGTCTACTGCCGGATCTCAAGCTTGGGTTGATAAGCAAAATAAAGCTGAGAAAGCAGCACGCAAGAATAATGACGCTTTAAAAGAGCAGCAAAGGCTACTTCAGGAGCAAGCTCAGTTAAGAGATCAGATCTCTTATGACTTTTCACCAAAATTAACCCAGATTGATACTGATCTTCAGAGACAGTTGACTGAGATAAGAAAAGCAAATTTTGGCGCTGAGCAGGCTGATTACATTGCAAAAGCACAAGCAAGAGCTGATCTTGAAAAAGAAATTTATCTAAGAAAGCTAACCGAGGAGCTTAATTCGCATATCTGGACTGAGCAGAAAAAACTGCAATACAGTTATGAAACTCAGGAAATGATTGCGGCTGAAAGTACAGAATTAACCGCTGACTTAAAGCAGCTAAAGGTTGATGCTCTAAAGGAGCAGTTCCAAGAAGAGCTCTTTTATATCAAGCTGGCAAATGAGCGTAGATTACTGGATGCTCAGTCCACTTATAAGTCTGAAGCTGAAATCATGCAATGGCGTTACAATCTTGAGCGTATGGAGCTAGAGAAAATTAAAGACTCACAACTTCGTGGAGATTTAATTAATGCTTCATATATGTCCCAAGACCGCGAAACGGATTCGGCTCGTTACGCAGCATGGGGCAACTATCGCGATGCAATTGGCATTGATATGTCAGCCGAGGATGACCGCTCTCGGCGTGAAGAGGCAATCACTGAGGCTCTTGAATGGGAATTGATCACTAGGGAGGAATATCAACAGCGGATGCTCGAGTCTGAGCAAAAGTATTATATTGCTAAGGCTCAGCTTGGACTGGACTCTGCACAACAAACCTTAGGCACCTGGACTAGCGTGTTTGGTAGTTTGCTGGGCGAACAATCTTCTGCATATGCTGCAATGTTTGCTCTAGAGAAAGGTTTTGCTGTGGCTAAAGCACTGATGGCAGCACCTGAAGCTTACTCCAAAGCTTATAACGCAGTTGTAGGTACTCCATATATAGGACCATATATTGCACCTGTTATGGGTGGGGCCGCAGCAGCAGCTCAGGTAGCACAGGCGGCTATAATTAAAAGTGTTAATTTTTCCGGTCAAGCGCATGATGGTCTGGAGTATGTGCCGCGCGAAGGTACTTATCTTTTAGACAAAGGCGAGCGGGTAGTTACATCAAATACCTCAGCCAAACTTGATAAAACACTTGATCGAGTACAGCAGGCGCAGAGCTATGGACAAGTAAAGACACAGCAAGTTCCTGTAACTATTGTAAATAGCTTTGATGATTCGATGATGGCCGAGGCTATGGCTAGAAATGGCAAGGTCATTAATAATCATATTAAGCGCAATGCAAGAGAAATTAGAGCGCTTTTAGGTGTATAAGCTCACTTCGGTGGGCTTTATTTTTATTAATTGAGGACAAAATGAAAATACAAACATCATATGGCGAGGTGCACGTATTAACAAATTGCCCTCTACTCGAGTCAACTGAACGTCTGGAATTTATGACAGAAGTTCATGAGGCGTTTGACGGTTCTGAACAGCGATCTATTCTGCGTGACCGTCCGCGACAGATCCTTAATTTTAGCTATATCAGCATGCGTAAAGAGCTGGGAGACATGTTCCATATGCTCTATGCCAATCTGCGTAAACAGTGGGGTATTCCGCTGCGTCAGATTAAGCGAAGCATTCCAGATATTACCGATGATGACTACATCATACTTGATGCAGCAGACACTATAGCCGAACTTCGAGTCGGTTTTGCTTTTATTGAGAGTAAAGAAGGCCACCAGGTTATGGAAATCACTGAGCGCGGCCGTTACATCATTATTCAGGAAGAAATCCGCGACCCGGAAACGGATGAGGTGATTCAGGAGCTCATCACTGAATACCAGGACGGCTTTCGACTGGCTAACAATATCACAGCGACTAATGCTGTAATCATGCCACTGCGGATTTGTATTATTGATGGTGATGCGAGCATCAACGCTGGGGGGTTCTGGGCCAAGCAGAATGTTGCATTCAGAGTGCTTGCCGAGGATTGCCCAGAGGTTTTGGCTGATGCCCCCGAACAGTATAAGGGTCAAGATATTTATTTTAATCCATTGCTGCTAGATGGCGAGTCGTTAGATATGTCATTACATCAGCATCAAAATATTGTTGATAGTGACATAGGTGGCTTTCAGTCATATACAAACTGGAAGAATCCACGCTACACCAAGCCCTACCGATCATTACTTAAAGATCAGGAACAACTGCATGAGTATCGGCGCTTTCTATTTCGAAGAATGGGACGATTTAATGCATTCTGGATGCCATTATACGAGCGGCATTTGAATCTAGTGGGCAATGATGCGATCTATAACTCAATTACTGTCGATAATAAATATGTGGTTGAAGCAAATCGCAAGCATATCGCATTTAAAGTGAATGATCAGTGGTCTGCCCACGAAATTACAAACCTGATAGTAAACGGTGAAACAACCCTGCTTTATTTCTCACCGAATCTAAATATCCCCAAAAGTGCTATTCAAGCAGTATGTTATCTAGGGCTTTACCGATTGGCATCAGACGGGGTGGAGTTTAGCTTTCTAGGGAATGGCAAGAGCCAGGTAACTGTGCCAATTGTTGAATTGGAGCCATGATGTTTAAGTCAAGAAAAGAGCTTTATCAATTTCGGCACGGTGAGCGTTATTGGTATTTCACCAGTGACTCAAAAAAGGTAATGCATAACGGAATTGAGTATTTGCCGGTACGCGGCCTGTCCCGGGGAAATATTGAAGATGCAGACATTGATAAGGCGGAAGTGGATATTATATTTCCGCATCCGTATGCCTTGTTGAATAAAGATGATGAAGAGTTCACCCAGGTATTCCTGAACAAGATTTACTTTGAGTCGGTCTATCTCACCATCTTTGAACTTTATCGTGATACTACACTGGTTTTATACAAAGGCCGGGTAACACAACCTAAGTTTGACGATAGTGCCAATACCATGACACTGGTCTGTTCAACCGCTGAAACCTACCAGAACCGAAATATCCTGACGCGTAAATTTCAGCGCACATGTCCCAACAAAATCTATGATCGTTTTTGTGGTCTTGTATTTGCTGATTGGGCAGTTGAAGTGACTGTTACTGCAATTAATGGGCTTGATGTCACTTATACGGTAACCCCAACTCAAGTGATTGATGCTGAAGGCAACCCGGTGTTTGAACCAGATATTCCGGTTCTGGATGAGGATGGCAATCCAGTACTAGATGAAAATGGCCTGCCAATCATTAAGCAGGGAGCGCCAGTCATGGAGGTTAAATCATATCCGCAAGGTTACTTTACTCGCGGTCTGCTTAAAAAAGGCGGAGTGTTCACGTTTATTCGAGAAAACTCAGGCGGGGTTCGGCTTTATCGTCAACACATCGGTTTAAAAGTGGGTGATGTAGTTTTATTGGCTCCGGGCTGTGATCAGTCTCTTAAAGTCTGTGACAGTGTTTTTCATAATTCGCGTAATTATCACGGTTTTCCAAACATACCGAATGAAAATCCAGTGAATAACCAGATATTGAAGTGAGATATTCATGATTGCAATTATTGCTTTAATTGTTGCGGTGGTTTCGACTGTTTATTCATTTTTCCAAATGCGAAGAATGCAGAAGAAAAACAAGCAATCTGCAAGTCAATTGGATGGCTCCATTGCGGATGAGGGAATCTCCTTTTCTGATATTGCTGGCAGCCCTCACATGTATGGGAACGTCGTTGATATTTGGGGTAAAGATACTTCAGCCATTAAAGAAAAAGGCGGAAAAAAATGAAGATTTATATGTTGGATATACGAAAAGCCAAAATGTGTGCTCGCGGAACGCGGGCTTTTTTTATATCTCAAGGCTGGAATTGGCAGGATTTTTTAAAGAATGGCCGTGACGCTCAAGACTTCATTAATACAAAGGATGCTATGGCTTTGCAGGTAGTGGAGGTGGCGAAAAATGGGAAGCAGTAAAAAACAGACAGTTGGGTACCGCTACTTTGCAAAATTAATGATGGTCATAGGCAATCCTATTGAAAAATTACTAGGTGTAAATTTTGATAACCGTGGCTGGATTATGCATGACCCATTAAAGCATCCACCAAATTCATTACCTATTGATGCGCCAAACTTGTATGGCGAAAATGAAGGTGGCGTTGCGGGTAATATTAAAATTTATAAAGGGGAGAAAGCCCAAGAGCCTGATCCGGATTATATTTCACATATGGGCACTCTGAATTTGCCTGCTTCCGCATATCCTTATTTGTCATACCTTGTGTTTAAGGGGCAAGGAGCTATAGATGGGCTTGCCGGGAAGTTTTTCCCTTATCAGCATGACGGCTTCTATTTCGGCAATTCAGGATTTATGAAAGAAATGCTGCTATGGCCAAAGCGTATACATGTTAGAAATGACGGCAGGCCTCAGTGGTATGACATAAAGTCTGAAGTTCCGAATGAGCAAGAAAATTCATCAGAGTATATTGAAGCTGCATTGGGAAGTCCGGTTTGCTATGCGGAGGAAACAGGGCAACCTGTACTTGTGAGCAATCTTTATATTAGTAAATTTTCTTTTGGTGTAAGAGAAGCATCACCAGAGATTACATTTGAAATTGAGTATTCCTCATCACAAGATATTGAAATGGTCTTTTTTCAGGTTTCCGGCAATCCAGATAGTTTTAATATTGTCAGTAATATGGATTACGAAGTTACAGAAATAGATGTAACTCCAGGGTGGCTCGCCAAACGTATTGTTTTTATATTAAAAAAAGGCCGGAATAGAAAGTTAAGCTCAAGGTTTCAATTGCATTTTTCTGACGAGACAGGTAGTGAGGCTGAAATCTTTATAGGCGCCAATCCCCCTATTCCAACCTCTGGATACCTTGAAGAAGAAATAATTTCTGGGGATATTAATCCAATTCATAAGATCCGTGAAATTCTCACTGACGATACAGCAATGAATAAGCCTGAGTCAGACATCAATGATGAGAATTTCAAAAAAGCTGCTGATCGAATTTTCGCTGAGGGTCTGGGAATTTCTTGGGCTATCACAGAAAAGTCATGTAAGGATGCATTAGATGAAGTTTGTTCCCATATCGAAGCGGGTGTGCGTGTAAATCGTCAAACAGGCAAATATGAAGTCATTTTATTTCGGGATGACTGGCTTGATCTGAATAATGCGCTCGAATTTAGCGAAAGCAATATCAAGTCTTTTAATATTGAAGTGATCAATAGTGATGATGCGATTAATACATTAAACGTTAATTACTATAACCGCACTAATATTAAAAACTCGGCTTTCAACGTCTATGAGAATGGCTTGATCCAGACGATGGGCTTTGAATCTGCTGAAACAGTTGATTTCCCTTATTTCATGAAACAGCGTAATGCTGAGATTGTAGCGAACTGGAAACTTAAACAGCTTTCAACCCCGGCGTGGCGCGGTTCATTCACAACAGGCGTATATGAGGCTCGAAAGCTAAACCGCTATGATGCAATTAAGCTAACCTGGCGCAGTAAAGGCATTTTTGATCTTCCAGTGCGGGTTATGAAAATAAACCTTGGTGATGGGCGCGATAATTCTGTCACGATTGATTTTGTTGAAATTATTCCGTATTCAAATATGCTGCAATCACTCATTAATCCGGACTTGCCAGTTAATCAGATTGTTGATCCGCAGCCCAACACAAATACTGTTTTTGAGATGCCTTATTTTGAAGCAGTACAAGTATTTGGGCAAACGCAAGTTGATGCCGAGTTAGAAGTAAACCCTGAGATGGGGTATTTGTTGTCAGCAGTAGCCAAGCCTCAAAATAATTCTTTGTATGCGTTGCTATACACAGATAGTGGCACAGGGGTATATACAGATTTTGAGAGAGTATCAAGGATTGATTATGCGCCATTTGCTTATCTGGATCAGAACATCAAGCAGCTAGATGGCACTTTCAAAATCAGTAATGTTACAGACATTGCACAGGCTAGAGCAGGCAGTCTCATCATTCTCAATGATGAGCTAATGGTCTATGAGTCTTACGATGCTGAGAACAAAGTTTTAACTGTTAAGCGTGGTGCACTTGATACGGTGCCCCAGACTCATATAGCTGGAAACGGAGTTCTTTACTTCTATGATGATTATAGTGCTTATGATCCAACACAATACGTCTCTGGTGAAAGCGTTAAAGCACAAGTTCTCACAACCACACCAAGCGGAATATTGAACTTAAACCCGCAGGCGGTAAAAAATCTTGAAATCACAGGGCGTGCTAACCGGCCTTACCCGCCAGCGAATGTCAAAATTAATGAGGCTTACTATCCAGAAAAAATAAATTCCGAGCTTGTTCTCACATGGGTAGATCGAAACAGGGTGCAGCAAACAGGTGGTACTGTTCTGGGCTGGTTCGATGAAGGAGTTTCTGTAGAGCCGGGTGTCACTTATCACCTAACCGTGTATGAAATCGACAAGCAAGCCAATGAGAGCATGTTATTTGACCAAAATATTGGCTCGGTGAATAGCTACTCAGTAGATCTTTCATTAACACGACCAGAGACAGAATTTTACAAGATAACCTTGTATGCGGTTCGGGATGGCTATGAAAGCTTTCAGAGATTTGAGCATCAGGTATCAACAAGCTTTACAGCTCCTTATGATCTCAGTGGCGAATTTATTTTTGATGGGTTTGGTAGGCCATATCAACTAACAGCGGAGTATATTGCATGAGCACAATAAAGCTTGCATGGAAACATGATGGTCAAGCTGACTCATTTAACATCTATAAAAGTACATTACCCATGAGTTTGGCAAATATGCCTGAGCCTGCTTATACAGGAATAACTGAAAAAATATTTATAGATGAAAGCATTATAGATGGAGTAGAGTATTTTTATAGAGTGGGCGCTGTTCGTGGAACAGTTGTCAAATTTGGTGATGAGATCAAAGTAGATACATCTATAAATGGACCTGAGCTGGCTGCATACACCCCAAGCGCTTTTGCAAACTCAAATATCCAGACTGTAAATATCCCAAGCGCAGTGCTTGAGGGAGATCTGCTCGTAGCAATTGTGATGCACCGCTCTGCACTCACTGTGCCTGAGGGTTGGACAATACTTGATAGTACAGTTTCATCATATGCAGCTCAGGCCCAGACCGTACTTTACAGAGATGCGTTGAGTGGTGATGCAGGTAGCGCACTTGTTTTTACACAGGCCACACAGGCCCGCATGGCTAACTGTCTGCTTGTCTTAAGACATAGCGCAGGATGCGAAATAATTAATGTCGCAAAGATTGAAAATCAATCCCAGACAAATGGAATCATCAACTTAGCATCTATCCCAAATTCCAGCAAAAAAGGCATAGCTTTTGCTGCTGCAAACTGGACTTTTGCAGTCACAGGATCTCAATCCACCTATACCGTCTCTGAGGGCTTACAGGCTTTACCGCCTGTAATGTCTATCGGACTAGATGATCAAATACGTCAAGGGGTTGCTTATAAAAATGTTTTGCCAGGCGACGAGATAATAGGGCAAATAGCTACGAATGCTTTAGACAATAGTGAGCCGAACACGGCTAGTGCTATATCTTTCATAGTTACTTATAGAACAAACTGATCAGTAAAACTATATATCCCGCTCCGGCGGGTTTTTTATTGCCAAAAATAAGGGGGGTGTATGCCTAACCAAGAAAATCAAGAGGCTGTGCCTTATGGTGTTCGGCTTGAAAAAAAGATAGATCAAATGTGTTCTGAAGTAGGCGAATTAACAAAAACAGTTATTCGACAGACAGAGCGTTTTGAGCTTCATCAATCGCAAGCTGCAGCAAACAGGCGAGATATTGACGCATTACAAGCAGACATGAATCAAGCTAAAGGCGGACTAATGTTTGCAAAACTAATGGGTGGAGGAGCGATAGGGCTACTCATTGCATTTGGCTCATGGGTATTCCAAAGCAGCGCAGGGCTATCTCAGAAAGTTGCAGAGTTAAATCAGAAAGTGGCAATACTCGAATCAAAACAGCTTCGCATGGATACAGACCTTGCGGCAACACGAATTGATCAGCGGAAAAATTAAGGACAGGCATATGATCAGCAACGACCACACGCGAACAATACTCGCATTTATAGCTATGGCCATGTCGCTTCTATGCATCATTGGCCTTTTTTTTATTGAGATGCCTGATAAGAACCGAGACCTGATCAACGTTGCTTTGGGGGCAATTTTAGGATGGTCCGGGACAGTAGTTGCTTTCTACTTTGGTAGCTCCGACCGACAACAGAAAACTCAAGATGACAGCCGCCAATAGGCGGTTTTTTAATGGATAAGATTATGCAAAAAGCAGAAGTATTTTCATGGCTGCGCGCCATGTCAGGCGGAAAGCTCACTCAAGCGCAAGTAGAAGCTGGTGATCGAATCATTGCAGAGCAGGGTATTGAAATATTTGCTCAGTTGATCGGCTTTAAGTTGGATAGCAAAGTCAGTGGGCAATGGGATATATCTGAAAATGGCTATGCACTCATCCGCGATTCTGAGGGGTTTAGGGATAAAGCCTATAGAGACACTGGCGGGGTCTGGACTCTCGGTTTTGGAACTATTAAATATCCAGATGGCCGATCGGTTAAGCAGGGTGATACATGTACTCGCGAACAAGCTGAACAATGGCTTAAGTCAGATTGCCGCTGGGTCGATGCCTGTCTTGATAAATATGTAAAAGCTACTATCAGCCAGAACCAGTTTGATGCACTAGCTTCTTTTGTTTATAACATTGGTGAAAGTCAGTTTAAATCCAGTACTTTGCTGGCTAAGTTAAACGCTGATGATTATAAAGTTGCAGCTGCCAATTTTGACCGCTGGATCTATGATAATGGAAAAATTATTACAGGCTTGGTCAATCGTCGAGCGCGTGAAAAAGCATTATTCATGAAGGGGTGATATGAAATCCCTTCTCCTTATATCCTTCTTTCTCTCCGGCTGCACAGCACACTCAATCTCTAATCATGTTAGCGTGACAGTGTGCGTGCAGTGTTTGGGGTGACTGTGCTTATATAAGCTCAACACCTTTTAGTTTAGCTTGATTGTATTCTATGCGAGTGCAATTGGTACCAATACCTAATCCAAAATGCTGACGAGCTCTCTCAAATACACCGTCAGCACTTTTTGCCCTTACCATGACTACATGCGTATCTTTCGCACTGTCTTTCTTGTCAGCATAGAAGTGAACTAAAAAGTTTTGCATCTTAACTCTCCTTACTGGGTACTAGTTAAGACTTAAACTTTAAAGCGCTTTCAGTGAAAAATCCTACCTTTCAAAATAAATGCGTCAGACTGTGACGCTAGAGTGCTGAAGAATAAGCCATTTCTTAAATTTACTTCTCAATCCTCAGCATCTCATCCCAGTTAAAAGGATTCCTGCTCAGCTTATCCCGGCTCATTGACCAGTTCCGGTCTGGCAACATACAGCTACCAATAGCCAGTTTCTTATCGCCGAATTTTACCTGAATATTTTCAAGAGCCTTCATTAATTTCTCAGCTTCTTCTATTTTTCGCATATCAGTGAGCAGGCCATAAGTATGGGTAGCTTTAGGCTCTAGTCCTGTCAAAATGACACCACATTTCTTATATTTGATACCTTCCTTGTAAATGCTCTCGGCAATTGCACAAGCAACTTTAACCATCACGGTTGCGCTATCTGTTGGCTCCGGGAAGGCGAACTGTGCTGATTTATTATAGAAAGGCTCGTTTGGGTCAAATGGATTAGATTGTACAAAGCCAATGATACAGCCTGCAAGCTGCTGTTCCTGTCTTAGCCGTTTTACAGCGTTCTGGGTGAACAGGCTGATAGCTTCTTTAATATCATTTAGTTCAGTAACTTTTGCTCCGAATGATCTACTACTGACAATCTGCTTTCGAGAAGGGGGAGTATGCTCAAGCTCGATACATGCTACACCTTGCAGCTCCATTACAGTTCTTTGCATCACAATTGAAAACTGCTGCCGGATAAACTGCGGATTACTTACAGCTAAATCAAATACAGTATTGATCCCCATAGATTGCAATTTTTTAGAATGCTTGCGCCCCACGCCCCAAACTTCTGATACATCTATATCCTGAAGCATCAGCTCTTTGATTGCCGGATCCATAGTTACCAGATTGCAGATACCATTTAAATAGAAATTCTTTTTTGCAATATGATTAGCAATTTTAGCCTCTGTTTTAGTCCGTCCAATTCCAATACAAACAGGCAAACCCAACCAGCGCCAGATACGATGCTTCATGTGTTTAGCATAATCAGTCAGATCAAAATTGGCAGCGTACGCAGTCAGATCAAGAAAACATTCATCAATCGAATAAACTTCTTGTTCATGCTGGGTCACATAGCCCTGCAGTATCTTGTGGAACCGGCGAGACATTTCTGCATACAAGCCGTAGTTGCTCGAAAGAACCTGGACACCGTGGTGATGCACGGTATCTTTAATCTGGAATAGCGGCACACCCATCTTGATGCCGATATCCTTAGCCTCTTGAGAACGTGCAACTGCACAGCCATCGTTATTAGATAGCACAATAACCGGTCTGTTATTCAGACTCGGATTGAATACACGCTCGCAGCTGACGTAGCAGTTGTTTACGTCAACCAGTGCGTAAATCTTGTCATTCATTTTAGTTCATTGCTTTTTTTATAATGAATGTGACAACGCCCCAGATAATCAATTCTTGGCCGTCATTAAAGTGGATATCAGGAAAAGCCGGGTTCTCTGCCTTGAGCCAACTTTCATGCTTATCAATGATTAGGCGTTTAACTGTGAATTCATTATCGACCAGAGCAACGACAATATTTTCGTGTTTAGGCTCAATGCTGCGGTCTACAATGATCGTATCGCCTATATCGATACCTGCATTCTTCATCGACTCAGAAGCGACTTGGGCCATGAATGTAGCAACTTCATTATTGATAAGGAATTCATTCAGATCGAGAGTTTTTTCTACATAGTCCTGTGCGGGCGAGGGAAAGCCAGCAGATACTTTTTCAGAGGCTAGAGGAATAGCAACTTTAGTGGTGGGATGAATAATAGAGATGGATGAGAGCTCAGACTGCTTTTTAGAATTATTCAGATAATCCTTGATCTCAATGACTTTAGATTGTGGCACCCGGATTACTGCGGTTGGTTCGCCAAAACTCTGTTTTCGGCCAGCACCTTCACGTTTTCCGCCATGGCTTGATATTTCTTCCATAAGATCTCCTTTGAATTTGTAACGTAATCAAAAGAATCTTATCGGAAGATTGTTACATTATTAAATTAGAAATAGTGATATATGAAGATAAATCAGTCTTTTCTGGGGAATAATCAGACGAACGGCAGATTTCTGAATCTGAAGGATAGGGGCTATACCTAAGCGCCCACCCCGGACTTTTATTGTATGGCTTGGCCCGTTTGACTAAATAGCAAATATAAAAGTGGTAAGGACTCAATCTTATTTTCCCCAATTATCAACGATATCGCACCATTCCTGAATCATTTGCCGGCGACCATCTAAATGCTGTGCATGGTTATAGGTACCACGTACCACATTCTTATCTACGTGAGCCAGCTGCAATTCAATCCACTCTGAACTATATTTATGTTCGTGCAGAATTGTCGATGCTGTTGATCTGAAATCATGAGCTGTCAGTGATTCAAAACCCATGCTACCTAATGCTCTATTAATTGTTGTTTTATTCATGATCTTGGTTTTATTGAATACGGAGCAGAAGACATATTCATCATTGGACTGTACTTTCTGGCGCTCCAGAATATCAAGCATCTGCGTACTGAGCGGTACCAGGTGAACGCGGTTCATTTTAATATTGCGCTCACCTTTGCTTAATTGTTCTTTTGTGGCGGCAGGCACAGTAATCAGCTTATTCTCAAAATCCACCCATTCCCATTTTAAGCGGCATACCTCAATAGACCGCATCATTGAGTACAACAGGAACCGGATAGAGTTTTTAACCATCTCTGTGCTACGGCTCTTATCCATAGCCTCATTAAATCGAGCCCGTTCATCTAGGGTCATTGGTCGAGCTGTTTCTTTTGGTGGTCGCTCAACTGTCTGGCCCAATGAAACTGTAGGATTGGATTCACAGCGAAGGTTAGCAATTGCGTAGTTGAATATAGAGTTCACCAGCTGCCTATTTCTAATCGCTGTGCTTTCACCGGTGCCGTGGTTCATCTGCTTTGAGACACGCTTGATTGTATCTTTCTGCATTTTAAGAATATCGTACGGTGTAATGTCTTCAATATTCTTATGGCCAAAGGCTGGGAACAGGTCACGCTCAAAAGATTTCTCTACGTTCAACTTAAAACTGGTAGAGCGACGATCTTTTTTAGATGTGTACCATTCTAGTGCAACTTGTCTGAAAAGGTTTTCAGATTGCGTTTTGGCTTTCTCTTTTTCTTCTTGTTTAAATTTGGCAGGATCAATATTCTGATCCAGAAGCGCTTTCTGATCCGTAACTTTTTGACGCGCCTGTGCTAAAGTAACTACAGGGTATTCACCAAGACTGATCATTGAAGCTTTGCCGAGAAACCGGTAGCGATATCGCCAGAGCTTAGATCCATTGGGCCGAACTTCAAGACACAACCCACTATGATCAGCTACCCTGAACATTTTTTCTTTAGGCTTTAACTGCTTTATTTTAGTATCGTTTAGCATGGGCTGTGAGTAAGAAAGCTAAATAATAAGGATACTCACAATATTACTCACAATGCACCTAAATGTCACTTGAACTTATTTTAGCTTATTTAATGATGGGCGTAGTTTTGGGAAAGAAGGGGGAAGGCTATTTTGGTCTATTTTATACTATCTAGTTTCGCTGCTTCTTTTCGATCATTAGAAGCATGAGCTTTTAACCTTTTGAAATGTATACACCTACGTGTCTTTAATTCGGATGAACTCTAAGAAAATATTTAACTAAAAACAGGAAACCCAGATTTAGAAATAAATACAAAAGAAAAATTAGAGCGAACAATATCATAGCAAAAAATCATGAATTGCTGCTGAACTATTTCTATTATAGTGTTGAGGCTTATACTTAATATTAAAAAATCTGGTAAATTCTCTTAAATCAACAATTAAGGATGGCCTAAGACTTAAAAAAATCATGCATAGGAGGAATATAAAATAGTGAGTAACTAAGCTACAGCTACTATGAATTAAAAATAAACAGTAACTGTTGAAAGCTGGCTATGGCTATCATCAAAACTTTTGAGCTAACTTCCCGCTAGAAATTAAAAAATAAATAATTTATTAAATTTAGAATATCTATTAGAGCTCCTTAAAAATAAAATCATACAAAAATAACTAAACACAGTCTTAACTTCTAAAAAAATGCACTATTTTGGTTCAATAATTCTATTA